ACACAGCATCTTTACCATTTTCAATAGTAGATTTAAGAACTAGGAGTGCTATAAATTGTCAAGGTTGGATGAACCATAATGAAGGAAGTGCATTGTTTAGCATTATTGAAGGTGGAATATATGAAGTAACTTTTAATGCAAATGTAACAAGTGCAACAGCAGGAGTTGTAGGGTTAGCATTATTTGCAGATGGAGTAGAGATAATAGGAACAGAAATGGACACACCAGTTGCAACAGCAGGGGAATTTTCTAATATAGGATTTAATAAAAAAATAAGAGTATGTTGCAAAGGAACTGTAAATTTAAGCATTAATAGTGTGCCAACAATAACATATGCAGGTGGAGGAACACCAGTTATAACTGATACAGAAATTCCTATTATTAAAAATGCAAATATTAATATTGAAAGACTTTCATAATGAATAATAAATTTGAGAATAATTTAGAAATATTAAGTAATATTTTACAAATTATGAGTTATGAAATATTGGTACACGATTTTAATAATACAGATTTGATGAAATATTTAAAACACCAAGATGAATTATTAGATAAAATAATAAAGCAAAATAATGAGATAAAAGAACTTCTAAAAGGAGGTTGAAATGGATATTGAAGAAATAATAGAAAAAATAGTTGATAATGGTAGAATAGAAGATATGAACGAATTGTCTGATATGTTAGAAGACACAATAGAAATGTTAGAAGAATATTATCCAGATAAATACAAAGAGTATCAAGTAAAATTATATGAAATGGCTTATGGTTGCGTATTAAATGAAGAAATGGCAAAAGAAATTGTATCAAAAATGCAACCTTATGGAGAAAAATGGGATATTGACAAGACAAGTGAGATACAAAGACAATATGGTTTAAATTTTAGAGATCCTGATTTTTATGTAGTAATGAACTCTGCTTATAATGATTACAACGATTTATTTGGAGATGATACAGAAAAATATGTAAGATTTACTAACGATTTTATAAATGATCAAGATGCTAAACAAGATAAAGTTTATTTATATTATACCATTATACCAAGATAGAAAGGAGATTTAAAATGAACGAAATGGAAAGTTATAGAGATTATAGGGACTATGATAACAGAGATTATAGAGATAATGGAAGTTATAGAGATTATAGAGATTATAGAGATTATAGGGATTATAGAGATAATTATAGGGAAGATTACAGGGAAAATTATAGAAAAAGAGATTATGATCGTAGAGGTGGCAAAATAAATTACAGAAATTATCGTGGCGACTATTATGAAGAACTAGAAATGGCTATGGAAGATATGAGAGAACAATATAGAAAACTAGAAGATATATCTGAAATGGTAACAAATCCACAAGAAAAAAATGTCATAATGAAAGTTGCACAAGGAGAAAAACAAAACTATGAACATTTAAAACAAATTATGAAATAAGGTTTTATATGAAAAAAATATGTGATTTTACAATAAATAATAGAATATATACAATTTATGATGTTGAAAAAATAGAAGGAAAAAACAGCTATGTTGGAAGGTCTGATTATATATCAACAGACATTTACATAGAACAAAATACATTTGAACAAATGTTACTTACTTTAAAACATGAATTAATGCACGTATGGTTATATGAAAACGGGCATAAAAACCAAGATGGCACGGAAGTATTTAGTTATGAGGACTTATGTGAATTAGTTGCATTAAGTAATAATTCAATAAATAAAATTGTTGATAAATATTTATATTATAAGTATTGTAATTTTGATAAAAATATGATATAAGGATATTGTAAAGTATAAACAACTTTATGAAATTCATTTACCATCTATTGAGGGGGTGTATATTTTACACTCCCTTATTTTTTAAAAGGAGTGATTTTATGGAAAAAATAAAGAAAATAGCAAAATATACTACAAATGTTTTAGGAATTATAGCAGCTTTGGTTGCAGGTCTTAATTCAGTTGACGGAATAACAATACCTTATGCAATACAAGTTGTTCAAATCATAGCAGTAGTACAACGGAATTATAGGCACGTACTTGTTGTCAAATAAAGCAGTTAGCGTTGTAAAAGAGGAGGAAAAATAATGGAAGAAGAATTAAATGATATGGGAAAAGGAGATGAGTAGTATGTCAAACTCAAGTTTAGCAAGTATGTTTATTCCAGCAAGATATTACACAAAAGGAAGAGATGGAAGACATATTGAAATGATAACATTACATCATATGGCAAGTATTTTAACAGCAGAACAATGCGGAAAAATATTTCAAGGAAATAGAAAAGCTTCTGCTCATTATGGCGTAGGAATTAATGGAGATATAGCACAATATGTTGATGAAGCAAACACAGCTTGGGCAAATGCTAATTGGGATAGTAACTGTAAGGCAGTAACAATAGAGACTTCAAATGATCAAACAGGAGGAGACTGGCATATTAGTGATATAACACTTAATTCTTTAATACAATTAGTTGCAGATATAGCAAAAAGAAATAATCTTGGAAAATTAGTTAAAGGAAAAAACTTAACTTGGCATAGAATATATTGTGCAACAACTTGTCCAGGAGAATATATATTAAGTAAAATAGATTATATTATAGAACAAGCAAATAAAATAAATGAGCAAGAACCAGAAAAAAAGGAGGAGTTTAATGTGGCTAAAACGTATAAAAATGGATCAACCATTGAAAAAGTTTATTCTGATACAAATTTGACAAAACAAATAGGAAGTCTTGATAAATGGGAACAATGTGAGTGTTTAGATATAGTAAATGGAAGATACTTGGTAAAATATAAGGTAAATGGAACAAATAATTACAAGGCAGGATTTGTAAAATACAATGGAGGTATTAAGTAATGAAATTTATACTAAATAAAGATAAATTAATAATAGAAGAAACACAAAAACCAAATTCTGGTTCTGTTAAATATTATGAGATACCAGTAGAATATGACGATAGTTGGCAAGATTTAACTATAAAAGCAGTATTGGTTGAAAAAGATGCTGAAAAAGGAAGGTCTGTTTCTTTAATTAACAATAGAGTTTATATAGACAATGAGTTAGACGGAACTTATAAAATAGGATTTGTAGGTTATACAATAGACAATGAAGTAAAAACTTATCAAATATCAACTAACCTAAAAGCGATTAATTTCAATAGAGGTGCTGGACAAATAGAAACACAAGAAGGAACATTGCCAACACCAACAGAGTGGGAAATATACATTGCACAAATGCAAGAAATAACAAACACAATAAATGGACTTGCAGAAGATTTAGATGCAGAGGTGCAAGACATAATAACACAATTAGAAAATGGTGACTTTGACGGAGCAGACGGAATAACACCAACAATAGGACAAAATGGCAATTGGTATTTAGGAGATACAGATACAGGAAAGCCAAGTCGTGGAGCAAACGGAACTAACGGAACAAATGGTACTAATGGAACAGACGGATACAGTCCTATTGCAACAGTAACACAAATATCTAATGGTACAACTATTTCTATTACAGATAAAAACGGCACAACAACTGCTAGTGTATACAATGGCACTAATGGTCAAAATGGTACAAATGGAACAAATGGGCAAGATGGATACAGTCCAGTAGCAACAGTTACTCAAACATCAACAGGTGCAACAATAAGTATTACAGATAAAAATGGAACAACGACAGCAACCGTAACAAACGGAACAACACCAGATATAAGTGGAAAATTAGATGTAAGCAAAGTAAAAAATGCTTATTCGACAACTTCTGGAGATGTTTACGATGTAACATATATTAACACAATGGTAGGGAATATAGAAACCCTATTAAGTGCAATATAGGAGGTGCTTAAAATTGTCAATTAGTACAGAAATAACAAGACTACAAAATGCTAAAAACACGTTGAAAACTAAATTAAATGCAAAAAATGATAACGAACATCAAATAACTAATCAAACAATAGACCAGTATGGAAATTTTGTTGATAGTATTCCAACAGGAATAGATACAAGTGATGCAACAGCAACGGCAAGTGATATATTATCTGGAAAAACTGCTTATGTTAATGGGGAATTAGTAACAGGAATATTAGAAATTTATGAAGAACTTACTTACATAGAAAATACAAATGAACAATATATTGATACTGGGGTATACCCTTATAAAACCCAAACAGAAGTTACTTTCCAAATGCCAACAGAACAATCAACTGGTTGTTATTTATTAGGATGTTGGAATGCTGACAATAACAGATATTACCCTGTTTCTTATGGAGGAGGAAATTTTGGAACAGTAAATAGGAGTAATACACAAACCACATTAGGAGCGTGGAATAGCAGTGTACATACAGTAGTATATAATGATAATAATAATTATGTTTATTATGATAGGTCTTATAAAGCAAATGTACCAGATTTAACAACAACTGCTACTAATAGCATATTTCTTTTTGCTTTACACAATTCTTCTGACCAACCAGCTAATTTTTATTTAGGCAGAATGATGTCTGTAAAAATTACAAATAAATTAACAAATACAGTAATAAGAGATATGATACCAGTAAAGAAACAAAGTACAAATGAAATAGGAATGTTTGATAAAGTAAATAAAACTTTCTATGGAAATGCTGGTTCTGGAACATTTACAGCAGGAACAAGTACAGGAACTTTATTTGTAGGGTAGACAAATATATATTAATATGTTATAATAACAAATGGTAGTAATAGTAATTTTTATAAAATTAGTTGATTTCGGTATTTATATCGATTTTGACTAATTTTTTTATTTTTTTTCAAAAAAAACATTGACAGAGTAAAAGAAATAATATATAATACAGAAATATTAAAAATGGAGGTGGTAAAATGGAGTTGTTAGATACAGACGCAAGATATGATCTAAACCATAATATTTACTTAAATACACACAAAGGAAAAGTCGAATTGACGGCTGATGAAGCAATAGATGTAGCTTATGCAATAGTAGATAGTTATTGTTTAAATTATAAGATGTTAGACGAATTATATAATGCTTATTTAGAAGAAAAAGAAAATAATTAAAGGGGGAATAAAAATGATTACATTTGAAGATATTAAAAAAGCAAATGAAACAATTAAAACAACAGATATTAAAGGAAAGGAATACGCAGAAGTAAATCAAAGAATAAAAGCATTTAGAATGGTTTATCCAACAGGTCGTATTGAAACAGAAATAGTACATTTAGCAGATGGAATGTGTGTAATAAAAGCAACGGTTGGATATAGTATAGTAGAAGAATTTGATAATTTTAAAGTATTAGGAACAGGAATGGCTTATGAAAAAGAAGGAAGTTCTTTTATAAACAAAACAAGTTATATAGAAAACTGCGAAACGTCAGCAGTTGGTAGAGCATTAGGTATGGCAGGATTTGGAATTGACACAAGTGTTGCAAGTTTTGAAGAAGTAGCAAATGCTATTCAGCAACAAGAAGGAGAACAATTAATATCACAAAAATACATTACAGCATTACAAAATAGTATAGAAAAAAATATGTTTGACGTAAACGGCACAGACAAAGAAATATTAGCAAAATATGGATATAAAGAATTAAAAGAAATTAAAATGAAAGATTACATGAATATAATAAACGATTTTAGAAATATAAAAGGAGATGAATTATAGAAATGGAGTATGAGCTTATGAATGTTTGTATGGAATGTAATTATGAGTGGGAAGAAAACAATGCAGTTTCTTGTCCAAAATGTCATAGTGGGGATTTTTGTAAAATAAGAGAAGCAGATTATAGGGATCTAACAATAGAAAATTGTTTAAGTTTATTTAGAAAAAATATTATTTCTGTATGTGATGGAGACAATAGGATTATCAATTTCAGGGAGGAATAATATGGAATTATGGCAACAAATAGAAGAAAAACAAAAAATGCTAGATAAAGCAATAAATGAATTAGCTACAAATGGTTATGATTTAGCAAATAAAGAAAGGCAATATAAAATAGAATTATGTAAAAAAGCATTAGAATTACGTAGTAAAGACACACCAGTAACATTAATTAATCAAATAATATATGGTTATGAAAATATACCAGATTTAAGACTTGAAAGAGATACAGCTCAAGTGAAGTATAATGCTAATCAAGAATACATAAATACAATAAAATTACAAATAAGAATATTAGAAAATCAGTTAGGTAGAGAATATGGAAATATAAAATAGGAGGTAAAATGATATGAAACAATATGATATAATATTAAGTGCAATGTTAAATAATAAAGATAAAAAAATATGGAATGCTAAAGATTTTCAACATGGCAAATACTTTGTGCGGATACGAAGCAAGTCCTAGAATGAGTGAATTAATGAAAATGTATGAAGATTTATTTATAGTTGGTAAAGATGGAAAATTTAGGACATTGTCTATAAATTGGGATTGCAAAGACATACAAAATTATATAAATATTTATATGGAGGACTAATGTATTGTAAATATCTATCTAAAACGTTTCAAAACAGCTTTAAATGCAAATTATATAAAAAGTATATAAACTATCCATTTTGTACCCAAAACTGTCCAAATTTTAACGTGGTGCGAAATAAGCCTATAAATAAAGTAAGTAATAAAAGAATATTTGTAAAACCAGAAATATATGATCAAGTTTTTAAAAGGGATAAAGGAAAATGTCAATTATGTGGAACAAGTAAAAATTTACAATTACATCATATATTAGGTAGAGGAAAAGATTTAACAAACAATGTTGATAATTGTATAATTTTGTGTGAAAATTGTCATTTGAACGTGGTACATAAAAATCAAAAAAAGTATAGACCGATATTATTAAAAAAAATTAAAAAATTTTTATAAAAAACATTGACACAGTAAAAGTTATATGATAATATATGTCTATCTTAAGGAAAGGAGATATAAAAATGCTTTATAAATATATAGTTCCAGAGGATTATAAGAAAATATATAATAATAAAAAAGTTATATATTGTGAAACAGTAAAACAAGTAGAAAATTTAGAACCTAAAATTTATATGGTAAAAATGATTAATTTTATGAATTTATCTAATATATTTAACGAAAAACATTTAAAAAAGTTAAATTTATTAGATAGAATAAAAATATTATTTATAAAAAGGAGGAATACAAATGAAAAAGTTTAGATGGAATAAAAAGAAATTTGTAAAAAATATGTTAATTGTATTAGCATTTATAGGAACAGCATTATTATTTGACGGAATGTTTTTATATGCGTTTTTCAAGTAGGAGGGAAGTATGAAAAAAGTATTCAAAGAAGCATGGGATAATGCAACTCTTTTATCGAAGATAAGTTTAATGTTTTCAATATTTGTTTTAATTTTTAATACTATTGTTTTAATTTTTAATTTGAGTTTATTGAAATAGAAAGGGGTATAAAATATGTTTAAAAGGGATGTAAAAATATCAAGATTAAAAGACATGATATATGAAAGAGATAATTTAATAATACAGCAACAGCAATTAATAAAAAAATTATTAAATATAATAGATCAAGTAGAAGACGATTTAAAAAAAATAAATAAAAAAATACAAAAATAAGGAGGTAAAATAATGGACATTTCTGGAAGAACTATGATATATAAGAATGATTATGGATTTAGTACAACTATATCAAATAAAAAACAAGACGGAACATACGATAAATTATATATAACAGTGCAATTTCCAAAAGATGTAGAATTAGAAAATAAAACATTAATTAATATAAAAGACGGATTTTTAAGTTTTTATAAAACAAAAGAAGGTTTACCAAAAATAAAAATAGTTGTTAAATATTTTGAAATAGCAGAAGATTATAAAATACCATTTTTAGAAGATACTACTGAACAATTAGAAGATTTAATGCCATTTTAGGAGGTGTTAAAATGTATCAATTAAAATACAATAGTAAAGATTTTAAAAAACTAATAAAAGATTATAACATAAAACAAAAAGAAATAGCAAAAATAGTTGGTATAGATCCAAGTTATATATCTCAAATAGTAAATGGCAGAGCTGTTTCAAAGTTATGTGCATACGCAATTTGTAAGGCAATATCAAGTGATTTTGAGATAGAAAATTTATTTAAAAAAATTTTATAAAAACTATTTACAAAGTGAAAAGTTTAATATATAATGCAAGTACAAAAGATGAGTTCAATATATAATTAGATATTTAAAGTTTATAAAACTTTTTATATACATTAAAGGAAATCTGTTAAGAACTCATCGCAGATTTTCTTTTTTGTTAAATTACGAAAGGACAAAAATAATGGCAATTAGAAAAGAAATTTATAATATTACTAATGGAAGATGTGCTTATTGTGGTTGTGAATTAGACTTTAATAATTTTCATATAGAGCATTTTATTCCAAAATCAAAAAATGGAAATAATTTTAATAATTTAATACCTTCTTGTCCTACCTGTAATTTAGTTAAAGGAGATTTATTATTAGAAGATTTTAGAAAAAAAATTGAAAATTTAGCTTATATAAAAACTGGTAAAATTGCAATAATTAATAAATATTGGAAAATAAAACCAAAAAAAATTAAATTTTATTTTGAGGAGAATAAAATATGGAAGGGTGGATAAAAATACATAGAAAAATTATTAATTGGGAATGGTATGATGATATAAATACAAAAGTATTATTTTTACATTTGTTGTTGACAGCCAACCACGAAGATAAAAAATGGAGAGGGCAAATAATAAAAAGAGGACAAAAAATTACTTCTTTATCTCATCTTGCTAAAGAACTTGGTTTAACAGTAAAACAAATAAGAGTGTCTTTAAATAAGCTAAAAGAGACAAACGAAATAACAAACAAAGGGACAAACAAATTTACCCTTATAACTATTGAAAAATATAATGATTACCAAATTAATGAAAATGAAAATGGCAAACAAAAGGACACACAAGAGGACAAACGGAGGGCAAACAAAGGGCAAACAAAGGGCAACAAACAAGAATGATAAGAATGATAAGAATGATAAGAATAATATAAAAGAAAATATAAAAAGAAAAAATCCAACGTTAGAAGAAATACAAAATTATATAAATGAAAAAAAATTAAAAGTAAATGGTGAAGAATTTTATAATTATTTTACAGAAGGAAATTGGATAGACAGTAAAGGAAATAAGGTTAAAAATTGGAAGCAAAAACTACTTACTTGGAATAAATATGGAACACAGGGTAAAGAAATTAAACAAACAAACTATAATAATTATGAGAAAAGAGAATATGAAAATATAAATAAATTTTACAAAAATAATTAGGAGTAATAATGAGTAGATCAAACAAAAGTGCAAGAGAAATGTTAGAAAAAATATATGGAAAACATTGCTTTATATGTCAAGGAATACGAAAGTTAAATCCACCTAAACCGAAAAAAGCACATTATAAAAGTGTAAGTATTGCAAAGCAATTAACTTATCATCATTTGCGACCAAAGAGATTAGAAGGAAAAGCAACAGTAGATAATGGTGCAGAACTATGCAGAAGCTGTCATGATTGGCTAGAACAATTAAGTAAAAAAGAGCAAGAAATAATAAATAATGAATTAAGACAATATAAGGCAAGTTTTAAAATAGGAGTAGCAGAAATAACAACAGAAAGTATAGAACAAGTTAAAGAATATATATCAGAAATAGAAGAACCGATATATATACCTGCTTATGATTTTACAGAGGAACAATACCAAGAATTTTTACAAAGAAAAAGAAAAGCAGAGTTAGAAAAACCGAAATGGAAAGGGGAAGAAAGATGATTATAGGGAAAGAAGATAAAAAAAGAGTTGAAAAGTTAGAAGAAAAGTATTATGAACAATCAAAAGAAATAAGAAAATTAAAATTTGAATTAGAACACCCTAAAGAAGATGATAATAAAGAACATATTGAATTTTTATTAGCCCAAATTAAAGATTATGGAGAAAGAGAAAAAGAATTATTAACAATTATTAAAGCAATAATAAATAAATTTGGAGCAAAAGAAATAGTAATTACACATAAAGAAATAGAAGAAGCTAAAGAATTACAATTATATGTAGAAGATGAGTATTTAAGATATGCAAGAAAATATAAAGTAATAAACCCAATACAATTATTACATAGTTTTAAGGAGGAAAACAAATGACACATTATATAACAATAAAATCAAAAGAATATAAAGCAATAAAAATATTAATAGGAATACTAATAGCAATAAATATAATTTTATGTTTTAAAGGTATGGCATTAATGCAAAGAAATGCTGAATTAATAAATGAAAAGCAAGTATTAGAAGAGATTATGGAAATACAAAAAGAACAGTTGGAGGAAATATGAAAGTAGATATATATAACGCAGATTGTTTAGAACAATTAGAAAAAATAGAAGAAAATAGTATAGATAGTATAGTTACAGACCCTCCATACGAATTAAATTTTATGGGAAAAGGCTGGGATAATGCAGGTGTAAGTTTTAACAAAAATACTTGGGAAAAATGTTTAAAAGTGTTAAAGCCTGGAGGATATTTACTAGCTTTTGGTGGCAGTAGAACATATCATAGAATAGCTTGTGCAATAGAAGATGCAGGATTTGAAATAAGGGATACTATTATGTGGTTATATGGTAGTGGATTTCCTAAAAGTATGGATATATCAAAACAAATTGATAAAAGAGGCGGAGAAAGCACAAGTTGGTTTGGCGAATATTTAAAAAATGCTTTAAAAGAAAAAAATATGACATATAGCGATTTAGCAAAACATTTTTTAAGTAAAACAGGTGGAATAACAGGGTGTGTTCATAATTGGGTTGAAGGAAAAAATATGCCTACAATAGAACAATTTAACAAAATTTGTAAAATATTAGATTTACCATTTAAAAAAATGGAAGAAGCAGAAAGAGAAATAATAGGAACACAATTAACAAATAAAACAATATATCAAAAAATTGGAGATAAAAATGAAAGTGGAGAAATAAATATTACTATTCCTGAAACTGATTTAGCAAAACAATGGCAAGGTTGGGGAACAGCATTAAAACCTTCATTTGAGCCAATTATCATAGCAAGAAAACCATTTAAAGGAAGTTTAGTAGATAATGTAATGCAGTATGGTGTTGGTGGAATTAATATTGATGAGTGTAGAGTAGGTAACGAAGAAAGGACTTATAAAGGTGCTGGTGGTAGTGATATTACAGTTGCAAAAGGTGCAATAGGAACTGGGGCAGGAAAAGATTTAGAATTTACTGTAAATGGTCGTTTTCCTGCAAATACAATATTAACTTATGATGAAACTGATTTTGATGAAGTATGTGGGGGATTTCCTAATACTAAAAGTCAAAAGAGAAGTGCAAAATACAATAAAGATACAGAATATACTAATACATATACACCAGTTAAAAGCGATTATAGAGATAATAATACTTATGGAGATAGTGGCTCAGCTGCAAGATATTTTATGAATTGTAAATATACAGGAAAGGATGAAGAATTTAGAAGATACATATATACACCAAAAGCAAGCAAACGAGATAGAGATGAAGGGTTAGAAGATTTTGAAGAAAGTAAAGTGAATGATGGAAGAAAAAAAGATATAGATAATGCTTTTCAAAGAGGAGTAACATTAAGACATAACACACATCCAACAGTAAAACCAACAAGTTTAATGCAATATTTAGTAAGACTTGTAACTCCAAAAGGTGGAATAATAGTTGATCCATTTATGGGAAGTGGAAGCACAGGAAAAGCAGTAATGTTTGAAAATAATGAAAGACAAGCCAATTATAGTTTTATAGGAATAGAAAAAGAAAAAGAATACTGTGATATAGCAAAAGCAAGAATAGCATGGGCAAGTGAATATAAAGAAAATAAAGAAGATGACAACCAGATACATTTTGAAGATTTAGGAGGATTAATCTAATGGAAGAAGATATAAAAGAAAGTATAGACAAATTTGAAGAATATATATCAGAAATAGAAGAACCGATATATATACCTGCTTATGATTTTACAGAGGAACAATACCAAGAATTTTTACAAAGAAAAAGAAAAGCAGAGTTAGAAAAACCACGATGGGAAGGGGTAAAAAGATGAAAGCAAAATATAAAGAATTAAATTTAGAAGGAAACCCAGAAGAAATATTTATGTTTTATGTTGTGAGTAAACTTGAAAAAAAGATACAAAAAGAATTAGAAAATGAATTAAATATTAATAATAAAGCAAGTAAAAAAAGAAATAATTTGAAAATATGGAAAGGGGAAGAAAAATGAGTAAGGAAATTAGTTATGTAGAAAAATTTAGAGATTATAAAGTAAATCCTGAAGATATACGGATTTATAATTATGTCAGGTGTAAATGATAAGTTTGTATTTCCAAATGGATATGGAGCTTCTGTTATAAGACATTATGGAAGCTATGGTTATGAACAAGGTTTATTTGAATTAGCTGTATTAAAAAAAATTACAGATAATTTGTACAATTTATGTTATACAACACCAATAACTGATGATGTTTTAGGATGTTTAACAAATGATAAAGTAATAAATATTTTAGAAAAAATAAAAAATTTGGAGGAAAACAAATGACACATTATATAACAATAACAAAACAAGAAAAAAAGGCAATAGTAGTTATGACAGTAATATTAATGCTAACAAATATAATTTTATGTTTTAAAGGTATGCAATTAATGAGAAAATATGCTGATTTAGAAACAGAAAAGCGAGGATTAGAGGAGATTATGGAAATACAAAAAGAACAGTTGGAGGAAATATGAATAAAAAAGATATAAAGATTGGAGATATTGTCTACTGGAACACAACAGGAGCTTTTAAAAGTAAAATATCTTTAAAAGGTAAAGTTATTGACATAGGTAAAAGATGGATATGGGTTCATATAAATGGAAATTTAGCCTATATCAATTTAATGCAATCACAATTAACAAAAGAACCTTTATTTGTAGTTACTAATCAAGCAGAGTGGAAGGAGGATTAATCTAATGGAAGAATTAGAAAAAATAGTTAGTTTAAGAAAAGAAAAATGTAAAAGCAATATAGAACATGATACATGTATAGTAGGAACTAAAGATTTAGAAAATTTAATAGCAAGATATAAGGAATTAGAAGAAGAAAACAAAAAATATCCAATAAAAATGAACGATGAACAATATAACGCAACAATAGATAACGCACAAAAAGAATTAAAAAAAGAATTAGAAAGACAAATAAATGCAAGAGAAATAAATGAAAAATTTATTGAAACAAACTATATTTCAAAAAGTCGAGTAAAAGAAAAGATAGAAGAATATAAAAGAAAAATGGAAAAAGATGTTAATTATTTAAGTAAAGATTATTTTAATTATAGACATAAAATTTATGCATTACAAGAACTTTTAGAAGATTAAGGAGGTTTAATATAAATATGACAGAGGAAGAAAAAGCAGTAATAAAAACATTTAAAGAAGGTTATGGATTAACTAATGCAGAGCGAGAAATAATTTTAAATCTAATCCAAAAGCAAGACACAGAAATAAACAAATTAAATAATGTAATTGATAGACTTTTGCGAGATATTTATGAATGTATACAAAATGATGATAATGCAACAATATTGAGTATAAAAGATTATGGAGATTATAACACTTTTGAACAAATAAAAGATAAATATAAAGAATATTTTATGAAGGAGGATAAGTAGTATGGAATTTACAATAAATGGAGATATGTGGTTTATAGGATTTAAAACTACAAAGGAATTAATAGATATATATATGACACAGTTTAATGAAAAGCC